TAAGATTTTATAAATAATCTTAAATGCTTTTACATTTCCTTTAGTGGCATCATGAAATAATGTTTCTGCTAACTGATGTAAATCATCTACATTTAATTTACTTACTTGCTGATATAAGTTTTTATAATCAACATTTAAAGGTATTTGATTATGTTTTCCAGAAGGATAACCTTTAGGCAAAACATTGTATAAATTGTTTAATCCAATTTCTGCAATTAAAAATTCTTCTAATTCTAGTGCTTGTATTTCAGGCAAGTTGTCATCGACTATTTCTACTGTGTATGGATGACCGTAATCTCTAGCTTCATAAGCTCGCCTATTTTTGCCCTTACCAATATAGATTGGCTTTTGATTCATATCGTAATGAACATATGTGTAATACATATTAGTCTTCTATACCAGTATTCACTTTAATGATAACTGGACTTTCAGAATCACCTTTTAATTCTTGTACGGCTCTTCCATCTAGTCTGTCACCAAGCTCTTTAATTGCTGTCATGTCTCCCTCTGATGCTTTTGTATATAAAGCATGAGCAATTTCATGTAACCGTTTGTAATCTTCCTGAACGGCTAATTTACGAATAATATCACCCCATATTCTATTTTTTTTACTAGAATGGGTATTTCCCTTATTCTTTTCAGCAGCTTTTTTACGAGCTTCTTCAAGTTGTTTTTTTTGTGCTTCGCTTCTTTCCATTTGTAACTCCATTATGGGTCATTACTTGTTTAAGTTGTTTCATTCTTTCTAGTCTCGCTTCACGAGACATATATAACCATTGTGCTAAATCCTCGTAGTCTCTACCACAGGATATACAATGATTGTCTTTCATACGACATACCCCATTACAAGGGCTATCGTCTAACACTTCCATCTTCTGCGTGCTGCTTTACCTCTTTCACCTGTCCAACCTGCTGATCTAGCGCAGAATGACTTCCTTCTCTTTGCTGCTTTACTTCCTGCTTTAACCTTGCCGGTCACTGGTGCTTTTAGTTTACTTCCTGTTGCTTTATTATATTTGGCTCTACCCTTAGCTGTCAAACCACCGCCTCGACTTACTGGCAACTTCTCACCTCTACCTACTGATAAGTTTACTCGTTTCTTTTTAACAGCCACTATGCCCACTCCGCTTTTTGTATTCGTAGACACCCAATGTTTATAAGAAAATAGTCTACAGGATCACCGTCAACCTCGCCTTCATACCACTCGAAGCCAAAGTTAAATCCCCAATATATATGCCAGCTCCACATTAGATACAATCACCCACGCTTTTTAGTAGTTCGCTTAGACTTAGGTTTTTTTGCTGTTTTTGCTGCTGCTTTAAATGCTGATGCTGTTGGTCGACCAGCTTCGCCTTTTCTTGCCATTCGCTCCCCTGATCCTGCTTTGATTCTTTTTCGTTTTGCATGGATATTCCTATAGAGTGACATTATTTACCCTTCTTACCGTAACCTTTTTTGCCTTTACCTTTACATTTACCAGCCATAATGATTCCTTTAAATAAAAAAAATGCCCAGTGGAGGATCTGGGCATCTTATCAATCATATCAAGAAATGGGAAAATTTTGACGCTACTTTCCCACCTCTGAATTATAACAAAAGCAGACTAATTAGTCAAGTCTGCTACAGGCATAAGCTTTAAATCCGTATTCTTTAAACACATTAGCATAGGCATCCGCACCTTTTTCTTTAACATCAATGTTTTGAGCGCCAATGCCGCTTGGATTCCAAACCTCGTAAGCACCGTTATAGTTTTTACTGAATCCAGCTTTTTTCATTTTTCTACCGAGCTTGCTGTTGCCATTAATGCCATAGATCTCAACCCAAGCAAAACCACAACTGTACTTATCTTTACCATCTAGCTCATTGTACCAGTAGTCTTCAGCAGCTTTTTCAGCAGCAGCTTTAGCTTCTTGCTTAATTTTAATTAAGTCATCAACATCAAACTTCTCAGCCATAGCGTTTTCCTCAGCTAACTCTTCTTCTTTCTCCTTTTTAGCTAACTCTTTTTCCTCAATCATAGCTTCTCTTTTTTTCACAAGCTCTGCTATGTAGTAATCAAGGACTTCTTTGTTTTTAAACTTGTAATACCAAGCAGGTTTCTCAGCTTTACCAGCAAACGCAAGAGCCTCAATGTAATCGTTCTCGTCTTTTCTAGGCAAGGCATAGACCTCCACTTCTTTAGCACCAGCACCCCATAAGTTCATTGGAATACAATAAGCAACATACCCCTTATCAAGAACTTCTTTAATTAACTTCTCTTTTCTTCCTTCCATTATACACCTCCTAAATATTTACCAATTTCAACAGCGATCAAAACAATACCGACCACCCCAACATTCAACACAACAGCCTCAACCAAACATTTCTCAACAACACCCATCATTTTCTCCTCATTAATTATCACTACATATATATAATACCAAATACAAAATATTTGTCAAGCATTTTGTGTAAAAAAAAGGTGAATTTTATTTCACCCTTTCTTTTTTCCATTTCATTGTTATCCATTCGAGATGTGGTTTGCTAACTTTGTCTGGTAAAATTTCTTTTATGTAATCACCAACAAACCCCTCATCATCATATTCATATAAGACAATACTAACTAATTTTTCATCAGGAGAAAACTCAGCATCTGCCCTGACTTTATCTCCGTTTTTATCGGTAGTGTCATACCAGTAATTGTAGTAACCTTTTTCATATAGCTCATGTTGATCTATCATGATTTCCTCCTTAATAACATTCACCACAAAGAACCTCACCGTCATCATCAAAACCGTAGTCTTCATAGATGTCAAGTAAGGCAGCATCAACTTTGTCTTCTTGAGCAGCTTGCATTACTTTAGGATCTTTGACTTTAACCTCGACTGGGTTAGCTAGTTGAATTAAATTTTGACAATCTGGATTAGCACATTTACAAGCATTAAAGAAAACATTGTCTTTATAATACTCATAGTCACCAACCCAGAACTTTGCATTTTCAGGTTTCATATCTAAAACTACCATCATGCACCCCCTTTCATTATAGCTACAATCAATTTTTCATTATTCTTGCAGTAGTCGTAAGCCATCTTTTGAACCCTAGCGATATTGATTGGATCTTTAGCAATGTAAGCCAACACTTTTTTCTCCATCTCTTCTTTAGCGAAGTCAGGAATCAAACCACCCAAATCCCACAATTTTTCCATCTCTTTCTCCTTAATTATTATCACCACATAAATATTGTATCAAAATCAAATAAATTGTCAAGCATTTTGTATAAAAAAATATTATGCTCCTATTCTTTTTCCTACTATATGAAGTAAATTATCTATTGCAATTTGTAATTTGACTTCGTAATACATTGGTTTCTTTGTTCCTAAGTATCTCGCATAAATTGCCTTTTGTTCTTCATGATCTAAACTATGAATAACTGCATCTACGGTCTTGACATTATCATCTTCGACCTCATCATACATATCATCAAAACTACCAGATGCTCCTCCTGATGACATTCCTATTGATTTACTCGGATACCCTAACTTATGATTATCATACTTCATGTACAACTTCCATTTGTCTAATAAATCTAATAGTCTATTCATTTCCATTTTAGTCTCCGCTTGCAAAATAAACTGAATTTAAATGGTGGTCACTATAACCAAAAGCATTTCGTTGTGAACCTGATCTTCTGCTTTTAAAATCTTCAGCTTTTTTCTTGATGACTTCTTTTACTTTAAATTGACTATGAATTTCTTTCGGTGATGGGTAAAGTAGTTCAGCTAATAAACATTCTCTATAAACTTTATATAAAAAATAATCGCCCTTCTTTTTACCGGTATTCATGATAAAGTCATTAACAACCATCCATCGATGAAAGTTTCTAACCTGTTGCATTTCCATGCCAAGTTCTTTTTGCAACATTGGTATAGTCATTGGCTGTTCTTTTAACATATTTAAAATTAAATCTACCAGTTCTTTTCTTTTTAACTTTTGTCCTTTTACATCAAATGTAAAATTTGCTGCATAATTATTAACTGACATCTTCTTCCTTTACCTCCCAGCGATTAGATTTATTTTTAAACCAACCATGAACTAATAAAGTCCAGTTAGCTTCCCTTAAATTTTTTACATGATCGTTGTCTGCAATCTTCTTAATTCTAGCTGACATATTTGATTTGCTAGTAACTTGGACTGCAACAGTTTGTCCGTCTTTGACAGCAAGTATATCCCAGCAGCCAAATAAATCACGCCTATTGCCAAACCCACGACCGAATGCAGGTATCCATACTTCAACGACCTGTACAGTTTCATAACCTTCACTTTTTAGTTTTTTCAGGCTTAACTGAGTCGGTGACATCCCTGCCATTTTTTTCCTTCTTTCCAAATATTTTGTCCCAATTATCTTCAAACTGTTTAGGGTTCGGTATTGGTCTCGGTGAACTACCTTTTGACATATTAGCTCCTTTTTGAAAGTTCATAATGTTCAATAGTTTTCATATCTGCAAATGGTACTTGTGTTACTTTATCCTGTCTTCCTGTTCTTGTGTGAATTAAATAAACACCTTTACCTTTTTTGTAATTATTTTCTTTTAATTTTTTTTCGGTTAATTCTAATAGCTGTATCCTATTTACAATAAACCATGTTTGTTCTCTTTCAAAAACTATATAATCTGCTTTACCTTTTATCCATCCATCTTTACCACGAACATTAGTTCCCTCTACCCATACCTCTTCCATAATTTTTTCTGGTGTAGAATATTTTAATTTTTGTGTACTTTTTACATCAAACTTATAATGTTTATCATTTATAGCAATGCACAATCCTTGCACATCCCAATGCTCAAACATATCTTGTTCTTTTGTAGGATACTTAATATATATTAAACAAGAATCTGCAAATCGAAATTCTGCTTTTTTTCCGCTTGCAAAACAAAAATCAAAAGTCTGCTTCATATATTTCCTTTTTTACCAGATGATCTGGCAAATTTATATAATCTTCATGCAAACAAATTGTATATGGAGCATCATGATAATATTCCTGAACATAGTTATTAGCTACTGAACAGCTTTCAAAGTGACCTATATATTTAGGTTCTTCCATTGTTAAATAAACTACTAAACAATATTCTAGCATTTTAACCTCCCAGTCTCTATCAGATACTGCATCGTATCTATATAAGCCTGATCCCACATATGCCTTCGTTCTTCCTTACTCAACTCTTTGCCATTGTCTAGCTCATGGTGGCACTTATTACATAATGCTGCAACTAAAGCATCACTATTCTTCAGACCCATGCCTTTTCCTTGATTACGATGTGCAGCACAAACTGTCCCATCCATAGTGCCACAACTCATACAAGGTAATTCTCTTAATAATACTAAAAGTTTTTTAGAGCGATACATCTTTCATATCAGGTAATTTACAACCATATTCATAAGCAAAGAACTTAACCTGTCTTATGTATTCATTAAACTCTTCAGTATTTAGAGTTGATGTTCTCGCTATCACAATAACCTTTTCGTTTTTAATTTCCTTTTCTTCTCTCAGGTATCGGTAGGTTAATAGCTCGTGAAGCTCTTCAGGTTCATAGCCTAAATGGTCTCCTAATATTCTATAAATATGCCAAAGATACTTATTCTGATCTACTGACCTACTATACTTTCCCTCTTTAATTTCAATCTTCCACATCTTAGTAAAATCCAAATTTTTCAGCTTTTGAATCAGACTATTTAGATTGTGTTTTGTTAGACTGTATCTCATAATCTGTCCATCCTTTTGATTTAAATACTATACCATCTTTAGATGTAGCTTTGTATACTGCATCTGGAAAAGATTTTTTAATCATTTTTATAAATTCATTTACGCTCATAATGGACTCTCCTGATAAGTTAAACTGTGTTTGTTAAAATAAAAACCAAACTTTCCTTCAAATGGAAAATTTCTTTGCTTTTGAATATAAACCATAGCATCTGGTATTGACCGTAATTCTTCTTCAGTCTTTTCACCGTCCATTGCCCACTTTTCTTTCAACTTATTGCGATAGATCATGAGTATGGAATCACATAAATTTCTAATATTACTTGATCCATAAATAGCCTGAGCATCTGGAGCTTGTAACTCATCTGAAACTTTTCGTAAATGAGCTACTAAAAAAATATGTATGTTTAATGCCTTACATAAAACAGATAATTTATTAATAAACTTTTTTTGCTCATTGTATCCGTTGTCTGACTCACCCACATCTGCAACCGTCATTAAACTATCTACGACCGCATACTGACACCCAAGCACTTCTTTTGCATAGATTAAACTTGCGTAAATGTCTTCAGATGTTGTTTCTTGTTGCTGGTCATAAATGTAAATCTGTTCTTTTTTTTCTTCACAATATTCTCTAATAAATTTTTCAGTTGGAGGTGATCCTGTGGAGTTTCGACCAAGAGCAATTTTTGTGAGCCTTGCCAAAGTGATCTCAGGTCTCATCTCCATAGACATGACTAAACATTTTGAGTCTTTAGATAAGTGATTTACCCATTGCATTAACATCTGAGTTTTTCCATGTGAAGATATTCCGGTTACTAATGTCAGCTCGGCTGGTCTTGCCACAAAACCTTCATTCATTTTTGGAAGACCTAAACTTTTACCAGAGTTCATTTCTTTGTAGTAATAATCTACTACAGCATCAGCAAAGCTAGATGTATCTTTAATTAAAAAATCTTCTACATATTCACTTTCATATCCATGTACTTGCTCTTTTGTTATAGTCAACTGATCTATTATTTCTCCAGCCGTTGGATTTATCATTTAGCACCCTCCCAATCATATCTAACCTTCCCTTGTTTTGTTTTTGGAACTTCTGCTTCCCACCTTCTTTGATTTATTACAACCTCTGGTGCAGGAATCATTCCCTTTTTCCATTCCTCAGTCTGTCCCATTTGTTCATACCAAGAAAAAATCTTTTCAGCTTCCTTGTTTAAATCATGTGACTTCCATTTATCTTTACAATTCTGCTTTCCATATTTCCTAACACTAGGAATAATTTCTTCCCA